TCGTTGCTCGCATCCGCATAGCTCGCTTCAAAGCCCAACAACATCTGCGCAATGTCGCGCTTCACATCGTTGTACATCTTCTGCGAAGCCGCTGCCTCGTCCACCAGCATCTCATCCGCCGCTTCCGGGGCCACCGCACGCAACGCCTTGTCCACCAGTTTTACTTTGTCAATACGCCCAGCCGCATCCAGCGTGGTGGCAATCGTGCTGATCGCATCGAGCTTCGACTTCACCAAGTCGCTGTCCAGTTCCGCCACGTTGAACTTCAACACGAAGTCATAACGCGCTGCGTCATGGCTAATCACCTGTGCCGCCTGCGCACTGGTAACTCGCACCAGTTCTTCCAGTGAATAGTATTGGATGCACAAACGGAACACTTGGCGGAACACCTCAGTCCATCCACGCAACCATTGGTTCACCATGCGCTGCTGCTTCAACTGCGTTACCACTTGCGGGATTTGCGCGTTGGGCCGACCAAAGTATTCGTCAGCCTGTTGACGTACCGCGTCCATAACACTAAAAGCAGTCTGCGGTGGGCGACTCGGCGGTTGCAGGAATTGATAGTCTCCAGCGCGTGTCACCGGCAACTGCACCGCAGGGCCAATCTTGTTTGCCAAGCCCAAGCGTTTGCTCACCTGAATCGGCGGCAGCGTCTCGAAGCTGGTCGAGTCAAACACACTGTCCCGCTGCGCCTTGATCTCCTGCTGCCATGTGCGGGCAATCTCAGAAACACCACGGCTCTCCGTAACCCGCCGCGCCACATGCTCCCTGCGGAACAACACAAACGGATACTCGTTGTGCGCGTAATCCAACATCTCATGCTTCGCAAACAAACTAGGCTCTCCCTCGTTGTTGGAAAGTAGCGGGCAGAAGATGGTGTACCAGATACCGGGCACGCCATTGCTGTCCAACTGGCGCGTATAAGCCCAAACAATCTCCACCAAGTTATCCCGCCGCTCAATAGTGCTGTCCGTCAACGCACTGAGCGCACGACTCACATCATTGATCCCCAAGCTCTTGCCTGCCGTCTGCACAGCTTCATCAACAAAGGAGGCATCCCAACCCTCGTCAGTCACCTTGGCGCGTAGCTCCACCTCGGACATGAATTGTCTGCGGAAGATCACCCGCGCCTTCTGCAAGTCAATCGTCTCCGGCGGAAACAACACATCATCATAAGGCTTCAACGCCGTCACACTGGGAGCGTTGCGACAGATGTAGGGCACCGGAAACTCCGCCTGCCCCGTCTCGCGCAAGTCCTTCACCACCTTGCGTGCCGCCCACTTCTTCATGCCCGGAACATAGTCCTGCACCACTCCCGCAACTTCACTCTCACGTTCCGGTTCGTTAATCATCCCCGGCAGGGAAGCCATCAGTGAGTCCGGCGCAGACTGTGCCGCCATCGCATGAACCTCTTCCAAGGTCAACGTCTGCGTCTTCAACGCACTCTGCTGCTCCCAACCCACAAACGCCGCACTCCATCCATAGGACATCATGTACTGCCCCAACAACTCACTCTCACTTCCCAGTGTGTTGTGCATGTTGTTGCGCACCCAGTTCATTAGAGTTGTCGCTGCCCCAGCCGGTTCAAGGTCGCCCACTTCCGTGCCACTCACCGATAACTGCGAGCGACTGGCAGAGGTTGTCAACATGTCCACGCAGTCGTTGATGATACTGTCCACCAACGGAATGCGCGTGTCGCTCGCTCCATCCCAAGGAAACGCTTGGTTCCCCTCCGGCAAGTTGGCGTCATGCTTCTTGCCATCATCGCTCTGCCCATCCCATCGCATATAGCGGGCCTTGTCAGCCGCACTGGTACGCTCAAGGGTAAAGCCCTCGTCCATGCTCCGCCGAAACTCCTGTATCAACTCAGGAACATCCGGCCCTCCCGTGTGTTTCGCTAATGCGTCAGTGTTCTCCATTTCTATTCTCCTTTAGGCCAACGTGTTCCAACAGTTCGTCCCGATAGAAACGATGCTGCGATCCACCCACCAAGGTATAGACGCGCACCGCATTGTTTAGCCTCAATTTGTCCAAATATTTTGCACTCAACCCCGTCAACTCAGCCGCTTGCGAGCGGGTCAACAACGGGGGGTATTCTTCAATAACCATAATCAATAGCTCCCTCCTCCAACCGCAGCAAAACTGGTGTCCGTCACATGCTCTGGACGGAACAGCATCAAGTACCGCATACAGTCAATCATGTCCTTGTACGCATTCTTCTCACCACCCGCAGGCGTTGCCTCCTTCATGCAATCAATCAAGTTGCCGCACTCACTGCTAATATACAGCTTCGGCTCGTTCACCACCGACAAGCTCTGCTCCGTGTCGTAATCCAACACCTCGTTTATCAACGCAATACCCTGCTCAATGTGAACGCCACTGGCCTGCTCAAAGTCCATGTCGCAATCATCCCGCAACACATCCACCAACGATGCCCCATCGCGGATCGCCGCAGGACTGCCACCGGCTCGCGGGTCAATCAAACGCCAATAAATATCTTCATCACCTTCCAGCCTGCGGAACTCTTCCACATAACTTTCCGGCCCCCAACCTTGCCCCTCCTGCGCTGGGCCTTTCACCCCACCGGGCTTGTCTCCGGGTAACGCCCACTCACCATAGTCACGGCGATTGGGGAACTCCCGATACACATACATGCGCCCAGACTCATCCACCCGTAGCCACAAGGTAGCCCACATGCGGCTACCCGCCGGATCAGTCACCATGTAGTTTGTGCCCTCCGCAGGAATGTCCTCCGGCTCTACCACATGCACCTTGCTGAACTTGGGGAAATAGTTGCCGCTGGTCTTCTCGCACCACCCATAGAAACGCACCTTCTTCTGGACACTGCTCTCCTTCTCCAACGCCTTCTGCATACTGTCCTGCGGCTGGAAAGGATTCTGGTCAGTGTGAAACCACACCATCGCTGAGTCATCCCGCAAACACTTCGCCACATACGGCATGTGACCCGCCAACACCCCCGGCACATGCACCTTGTCCGGCTCCAACATCAACGCCTCCCGAAAGGCTGTGAAACGACACCCACTCTGGAACGCCGCCAACGTGTTCGTCCAACCCGTGATAGGCGTGGCCGTTATCAACATCTTCCCCTTGCGCGTCACCAAACGAAACTGCGCCGTCTCCACCCAGCTATACGGCACCAACTCATCAAACCAAATCAAGTCCGCCTCCATACCCTCCAAGATGTCGGGCTGCTGCGAGTAATGGTTGAACCAACACTGGGCTCCATTGGGCAGAATAAAGGTCGCCTCACTAAAGCCGTTCTTGACCGTGTAACTCACATTGGTCGTCTTGGTCTTCTTCGGCTTGCGCCACTGACTCGGTAACATGTTGAAGACCGCAGGTTGCTGGTCACGAATGCTACTCTGACTGGTCATCGAAAAAGCCACCACCCGCGCACCGGGCTTCTCCACCATCGTGCGTACCAGATACTTGCTCGCAAAAGCAGTCTTGCCGCTGCGGTTGCCACCACTCACTGCCAAACGATCATGGTTCTCCAATAACTTCTCCGCCCGCGCCCAATGCTCCAACTCACTGTCGGGCGCACATGGGCGAATACCTACCCCGCAACTGTACGGCTCCTTACGCGCCATCTCTAGCTGGTACTCCCGCTGCTCAAGGTCGCGCAAGACCCTATCAATACCGTACTTTTCACCCGTCTCAGGATCAATCGACTCAGCCTGCGCCAAGCATTGCTCCCGTGTCGGGGCCACCCAAAAAGGATGCGGGGTTGGTTCGGTAATCGCCATTACTTCAAAGCATCTTCTTTATCTTCTTCAGTGCCTCCGCAGGCTTCATGTCGCCAGTCTCCCCGCGTACACACAAATTCTTTACCTCCTCAATGTGTTCCTCCAACGTCATCACATAACACACCAAGTCCAACGTCTCCGCCATTACCTCCGGCATAATCCGCCGCCGCCACAAAAAGCCGCCATGCTCCGCCTGCCCCTTGCGGTACTTCTCCGCCAACAAATCATTGGTGCGCTCCCTAATGCGCTGCAAATGCCGCTCACAAGACGGCCTCATTAATTCACTCATACTTGTCTCGCTCCCTCATCATCTCATCAGCCACTTCATAACTGAACTTCGCCAAGGCTTGCGTGTCCGGCGAAAACCCCTCAGTCCAGTTCGCCATCGCACCAGATAAAGCCTGCCCCGCAAACCAGTCGCGTAGCTGACGATCCTGCTCCTCCTCCTCACTATCGTAACGCAACACTGTCTACCCCCCTCTTCCTCGGACGGCTCGCCTCCGCCCAGCCAGCACCATCCTGCCTGACATGCACAAGCATCCCCGGAACATAACGATCACGGGTAGTCGGGTTCACTCGCACCAAGACTGACTCGCCTTCATACTCCGCCATAATGAGCCGAGGATTGCGTATGCGGGCGTTTGTTACCTTGGCAGACTGCGGAGTGCTGGAAGGTAACTCAACAGCGTCTACGAGGCCCAAAAGAACGTGGAGCTTGTGGACGCCATCTTCCGTGTAAACAACCAGTCTGCCCCGCTTCTCCCAGTCCAAGCCCTCCACCATTCCCGCACGGTGTCTGGCTAGTTCCTTGCGCGGTAACTGTAAAGCCGCTGCCATGTCGCGTTCAGGTGTTAGAGTTGCCATTTGTCGAAAATTTTGTTCTAGCCTAATCCATATTTGAGGGAGACGGCGCACAATTTTCGACCCCCCCCGCCCCCTGCTGGCTTGCCTGCTGGCTTGCCTGCTGGCTTGCCTGCTGGCTTGCCTGCTGGCCGTGGCCGGTGCCGGTGCGCTGCTGGCCTGCCGCGCGCTGCTCCCCTGAACCACCGTCCCCATCCGTAAAGCTCTCAATTTCCACCACATCCGCAGTCTTTTCCTGCTGTGGTGCGCTTTGGTGCACTGTATTGCCTAGCCAACCGCCAAGCCCTTGGCCGATTTCGTGCCGGTGTTCGACGACTCCCAGCAAAGCCGGATTGTCCGAAAGCTCTGTGGTGATTTTCGTGGAAAGTATTCCGAGGCTCAATGCGTTCTGCTGGATGTTTCCGCCACCGTTTGCCGCTTGCTTGGCGATCTGCTCGGCCAATGTTTCCGCCGCACCCATTAACACCTCGCGCGTTCGGCGTTTCCATTTGGGTAATTCGTCTTTGTGTTTCTCCCGATACAGGGAAACCGTAGACGGCGCAACACTGTGCCGGGTTGCAATCTCTGTGATTGCTTTCCCGGCTTTCAAATCATCCACAATCGCCGCGCGTGTTGCCGGTGGAATCTGTTGCCCTTGCCTGCCCATCCTTGCCAAACCTTGCCCAAGTTTACCTCACATTGCCAAACCTTCAACCCACCACCGCGCAGTGTGCAAAAGTAAAAAAAGCAAAAAAAATTTCCCCAACTCTGCCCCGAAAAAATAAGGCTGCGCGGCTGGTATGCAATGCCGTGCTAAAAATAATATTTGCCAAGCGCGTGCCATGTGATAGGTTATTGCCAGTCGCAGGGCATGAAGCCGCGCGGCAGGCGGTTACAGCCGCCGGAAGGAAACAGCATGGACACTATCGAATACACTCTGCCCGCGTACTGGGCAAGCTACCTAATCAACGCAGACGCAACAGGGTTTGACATTGCAAACACTCCCGATGATCCAGACGCAGGAACAAGGGAGCAACTAGAAATTGACGCATGGCTGGAAAGTGAAGGCAACCCGTGTTTTGTGGATTGCGGCGAGTCTTATTTTTCATGGCGCAATGACGCAACAAATTTAGGCGGTGACGTTTGCGATTTTGTCGCATACAAAAACTAACAACCAAAAAAGTGCGCCCACGTTCGGCGGAAACAACATAGTTGAAGACCGAACACCCGTTACAGCGGGGGGCGCACAGAAAGGAAACAACAGAAATGAAAGCAACACAAGAAAACACGCACGAAAAAACCCTCGCCGCCATGCTTGGCATTGACGTTGAGGAAATAACAGAATCAAACTGGGATACCTACGGTTTGCAAACCTTTGAAGCCAACGGCGGAGAATACGCCATCGGCACGGATGAGGAATGCGACAGGGCTGCGGCGGACTATATCCGCGAAACCGTTTGGGCCTTTCAAGGTTGGTTCATTGCCGATCACGCCCCGCAAGGGTTGACGCCGGAAGATATTGACGCCTTGCGCGGTGATAAATGCGAGGATGCCAATGATGCACTCACCGCATTGATTGAGGCCGGAAGCGGCATGGAGGATTTTATCGACGCCGCAATCAACGCAGACGGGCGCGGGCATTTCCTCGCCAGTTATGACGGGGAAGAAATCGAAAGCGATTGCCGCAACGTGTTCGCGTATCGGATCAACTAAACGGAGGGCCAGCAATGAACAAAAAACGAACACCGCTTGAAATCGCAAAAAACCTTTTGAAAAATTCAAAAGAACAAGCCCGCCTTGCAAATGCTTTAGTGACGGCAATCGAACTGCGCGAATTAGACCCCGATTTTTTTGGAGGGGATGGCACGACAACCGTTGTGCAATTCGGTGACGGTCTTGTCGATTTTCGGCACAATGAAACCGGCGCGTTGCGCAGCTATCGGATAAAAGATTTGCCCAGCACATTGCTGGAAACAATCCAGCGAAAAGCGTGCGGCGATCCAAGGCGGATCAATGGCAAGCTATCTTTTAAGATGGGGCAACGCGCCATTGCAATGGAATTAAAAAACAGGGAGGGCGACCAATGACCATAAAAGCAATTTATGACAACGGCGGAGAAACCTTTGACCGGTTCACTGTCTATTATTCGGAACGGGATCACGGCAAGTTTTATCATGGGCGCGGAATGAGTGCCCACCCTTGCCACCCGCAAGGGTTCGGGCAGTGCTGTTCTGGGATGCTGGGAAAACACAACGGCAGGCGGATTCAGTTTGAGGAACTGCCGGTGGACTGCCAGAAACTTGTGGAATCTGATTTAAGGGAGGGCCAGCAATGAACAAAGAAATTGAAATTGTGCCGTTCAATTACGGCGAACTGGAATTGCCCCGGCAAGCATTGGAGGACTGTCACCATCAGGGGGCATGCGATGCAGACGTTGAACACTGGCAGCCCTTGATTGATTGGGACGGCCAAAGCATGGGCGCGGCAGACATTAGAAACGAATTGCGCGAATACGGCGCATGGGATGATGAGGAATTGAACAATGAAATTGAAAATCAAAAACGCATATTGTGGCTCGCTGCCGGTGATTGGCAGGAAAGGGAGGCGCACGCATGAAAAGCCTAACTTTATTAACAGCGTGCGCAGCCATCACGGCCAGCGCGGAGCCGCCAGAAAGTTTTTGGCGAGCCATGCACCAAGTTGAGGCCAGCGGTAGGGTTGGCGAGATTTGGGGAGACGGCGGGCGCAGCCTTGGCCCACTCCAAATCGGGCGAGCATATCACACGGACAGCCGGGTGCCGGGATCGTGGAACCAATGCAAGGGGCTGGCTTATTCACGCAGAGTGGCAACGGCCTACCTAAAAAGATGGGCACCGGGGGCGTGGGCCATTGGAGACTGTCAAACTTTGGCACGCATCCACAATGGTGGGCCAAGGGGGCACCAAAAGAAAGTAACGCTGGGCTACTGGCACAAAATCAAAACGGAAATGAAAAGGAAAGATTAAACCATCGGTCGGCATAGGTTTTACCGTCTGGGAAATTAACAAAAAAAAGGAAAGGAAAATACCATGAATGAAATACAAAGAAACATCGGGGAAAATCGCGGCAAACGGCGCGTTTGGATTGAAGGGAAATCATTAACTGATGGCGGCTGGGTGAAGGGAGTTACCTATTCACGCGAAGAAACAGCCGATGGGTTTGTGCTGACCCGAAAGGAAAATGGGCCGCTGAAAATTGCAGGCGGAGAAAATCGCCCCGTCATTGACATGTGCGGGAGGTATGTCGCCAAGGTTTTGGACGGGTACGAAAAGGTGAGCGTGAAAATCGAGGCCAACAAAATCACCATCACGGGGGCCAATGCAGCAGCGATGTTGCTGGCCTTGGCTGCGTAAAGGAAAGGAAAGGAATAAGGACAATGAAAACTGAGCAGGCACTTGGACGCTGGCAATACCGATTCGCTAGGGCTGGAAAAGGTATCCGGAAAATCAAAACGGCAAAGATGGAATACCCTTGGCCAGATCACCGCCCTAACAATTATAGCTGGGTCGTACAGTTTATAGTGAATGGGGAAGTGATACACGAGGAATTAGCTATGGACAGGGACAGTGCTATTGAAATGAAAAGATTCTACACCGAAAATTAACAAATAAATGGAAAGGAATAAGGACAATGAAAACTGAACAGGATTATTTAGCACTCGCCAACGGCGATCATGCCAAAGCGGAAATTGACATGTGCGTTGACCTTAATCGGGAAATAAACTTACCTGCTGGCAAGCCCGCAAGCCTTGGCAACATAGCCGAGGGGCAGGGCAAGGCTGCGCGTAAAGCGCGGAAGCTCATCGCACAAGGGCACAGCCCGGACGCCATGCTGGACAATAAAACAGGACAATGGAAATGAAGTGCCCACACTGTAACAAAACCATACCACCATCAGAGATTGCCCGTCACCTGGGCAGCATCATAACTCCAAAGGCGTCAGCCGCCAGCCGTGCTAATGGCAAGCTGGGTGGCAGGCCAAAGGGAACTAAAAAGAAAAAGAAAACGAAAGGGAAACAGCGATGAACGAAGAAACTAAAAAGCGCAGATGCTACTACATCCTGCCAACACAAGACCCGGAAGTCTACGGCGGCTATGTGCCCAGCCTAGTGACTGAGAATGAAGCAGGACACGCTCCACTAATCGGTGATGGCGATCCATTGTCTCAGCCTTGGGTGTGGGGCAAGACTCTCGACGAAGCCGAGGCTTTTGCCGCTGAGAAGAACACCAGAAAGGGATTGAGCGAGGAAGATGTGCGCAATATCATAGCGTCATCCCTTCGGGCGCAGTATGCTGGGGAAAGTGAGGCAACGAAATGAGCGAAGAAGATCACTACAACGCCGCAGGGTTGGAGCTTGTGGACTGGGTAGAAAAGCACAAGGCCACAGTAGATGGGCCGTTGCTATGCACCCTCATCTTGGACACTGCCATCGACCTGAACTGCTTCGCCCTTGGCACAGAGCAGGCGATGAAGAGCGTGGACGCCATGATGCGGGAGAAGATTAGGAAATACAGCGAAAGGGAGAAGGGAAACAGCGATGAGTAAATCACACCAATTCACACCACAGGTTCGCAACTGGGCGAACCTAATCGGGAACGCAACCAGCGACAGCCTTGAGTGCTTTGAGTTCAAAGACAATGAAACCGGGGACGCCATGCTGGGGTTGATTCTGGGCGACATTGACTCTGATCCAGAGTCACCACTGCTGCTGCTGCACAATGACGGACAGTTTGAGTTCCGCCACGGCGGGGGGCATTCCATGTTCGTAAGAGACACGGCGAGTCAATTCGTTGTCATGGGCCAGATCATCGCCGCCTGCCATAGTGGCGTGGCGTTTGAAGTTCCTGACTGTCCGCAATGCAAACAGGAGGAGGTGGGCTGAACTACCCCCCAACATCAACCCACTGACATAACTAACGGGCACGACAATGGTATCTATTACAAAGCAGTTAAGATTAGGCGCAGTTGGCGACAAAGTTTATATTTTAGCTAACTCGGAAGAAATCTGGTCACATGCGTACCGTGTGAAGGGATTGCAGATTAGGCAAAAAGCACTAAAGGCTGTTAGCCTTGGGCGCAATGATGACTCTGTAATTAACATTACTGAAGTTGAGATAGTAACCTCGGCAGCACCTCCCGCTAAAAGAAAGCCAACTGCCTGCTCTATTTGCGGTGAGCTTGGGCACAACAAGGCAACATGCCCTGTGCGAGAACGCCATGATGCTAAGTTAGGAAACCAAATTTGATTTCGTTTCCTAACTTAAACAACCCAATTCAAGCAGGCCCACCGCTCCAAGCCGCCAACGTAAGGCGTTCGCGCCCTCTACCAGACGCCAAGGATGTGGGCCTGCTCCTTTTCTGCCCTTTTCTTTAGAGAAACACCATGTTTTTGCTGGTGGCTCATCCTATAGGCTCTATTAAGCTCAAAGCTCACAACCCTTTAGGGGTGAGCTATGAGCTTGAGCCTTGCTGACCTCCGCTGGTGTCTCTAAAAAACACCATGAGCTAAACCTGAATATAGTGACCTTCATTGAGCTTTGACTCCAGAATTATCCCCTTATCAATCGCCTTATCCACAAGTCTCTTCGCAGTTGCCAAGCTGCAACCCAGTTTCTCCTCCGTTTTTCTCGCCATCTCTATCTTTTTCATCTCGTTTTCCTTTTTGAACAGCCCTTTTAAGTCATCTGCATAGAATTTCTGCTGACCTCCCGCCTTCCCCTTAACTTTCTCAATGTTTATCCACTCCCCGTGCTTAAACACTGGGCAGTTCCAGTACAGCCCGAAGGGCGGGCAGGGTGGAAAGTTGCGTAGCACTGGGTCGATGGTGCAGCATTCGTGCAGGTTGCCGTCCTCGTCCTCTTGGTCATCGAGATCGACGATGGAAAAAATGGCGTCGGGGTCCCTAGCTAAACAGCCTGATCCGCTAATTCTGTCGTAATTTTTGCCCCCATCCGCGACTCCGCCTTTGCGATAGTGTGCCCCGATGACCACACAGACGTTTTGCTGCACGGCAATAGCTTCCAGTTCATTCATCAGCCCAGCCATATCCCCTGCATCGTTCTCGTTCCTGCCGCCCAGCATCTTGTAGAGCGGGTCAAAGACCACTAGCGAGTAGTTGGCGAGGCTGTCTTGGATGCGTGGGCGCAGGTCTTCGATGGCGGCAGCGTGGCCGCGCAGGTTCCATACGTCAAACTGGTGGCCGCTCACATCGTGGTCAGATTGGAAAGTGTAATGATCGCGCAGCATCTTCATGCGCTTTTGCATGGCGAAGGGTTGAAGCTCGAAGTTGAGGTACAGCACCCGGCCCTGCTCAGTCTCCCATCCCCACCAAGGGATGCCTTCGCTGACGCACATAGCCAAGTCCATAAAGGCCCAGGTCTTCCTCCCCTTGGAGCCACCGCCGATGATGAGCTTGGAGCCTTGGTGCAGTACGCCCTTGATGAGTTGTGGAGGCTCGACCACATTAAGGTCATCCATGAACGTGTTGCCCTTTACGATGTCGGGCAGTGGCGGGGGCAGTTCCATGCCAGCGGCCAAGGCGGCATTATCGGTGGCTAGGTTGCTTATGGGGCGGTAGTTAGGTGTGTTGGAATCCATCGGGTGCAAAGAATAGAAGTGATTGATAGACCTTGCCGCGCTTGGCGGATGGTAGGCGGCAGGGTTGGGACTCGGTGAACATCTTACCGTCACAACCTAGCTGCATGAGCGTCTGCTTGAGCAGCGGCACAGACTTGGCTGGTGGCATAGCGAACCACCCGTGCAGCGACTTGCCGCCTGTATCGACTACGGCGTACAGTGGCAGGTACTTGTTGAGCCACCGAAAGACTGCCCCAATCTCTTCCTTCTTTAATGTGTCGGATTCGACGACTAGGTAGGGGCGGGTAAGTACGTTGGACTTACTGCGTGAGTAGGAGTCCGGCTTGAAAGTTGCGGGGCAGGTAAACTGTGCAGGGCAGTGTTCTTCCCTGTCCCATTCACGCTTGGTGCGGAAGTTGTCGGCGTGTTCGGGGGAGCCGCTATCTTTAATGTCGCCAATCCAGATTACGTCAGTCTCGCCAAAGAGTTGCAGCAGCCTGCGCCAGTCGTGGGTGCAGTCATCGATCAGCCGGTAGGGTGAGTCCTCCCACATATCTGCGGGATGCCAACGCTGCTCCATGATACGCCCCAGCATAGCCTGTGCGTTGCTGACATTGTCCTGCTGGACGCGCTTGGCAGTACGCTTGGTGCGTGGCAGCTTCTCCAACTGCCCCTTGCCAGTGCCGAGGGCACGGCGCAGGGCTAGGTTGGCGTGGGCTACCTCGTTGGCGCAGGAGTCATGGAAGCAATGGATCGTTGGCGCACCTTCCAAGAATACTTGGCAGTCCCTAAAGCTATCGGGGCCGGTGTGGTGCTGCACTCCGGGGCAGGCGCAGTAGCCGGTGGTGTCATTCTGCCAGTCGATAGTGCCCAGCAGCTTTTCGGCAGTGGCTTGGGGGGTCACGGTGTGTAGTCCTTGGTGCGTTGCCAGATGGCAGTGGCGGACATGAACACCTGCAAGCCGTTGCCCTGCTCGGCAATGTTCCACAGGCACAGCTTCGGCTCACATGGCGTGATGCTGCTCACCATGACGTTGCCGGTGCGGATGGTCTTGCCGGGGAAATGCTGCTTCATGGCGTGGGCATAAGCGGCAAGCTGATAGCAATGATCCGGCCATGCCTTGAGTTGCTTGGGTTCCTTGGCAGTGGTCTTGAAGTCCAGCACGAATATCTCATCGGGGTGGTCGTGCAGTTCGCAGACCAGATCAGCCGTGCCAGCGAAGCCCAGTTCCTTATCGACTACCCGCAGTTCTGCGTAGTGTACCCGGCCAAGATGCTGCTCCTTCCAAGCTCTATACAGTGGCACATACGGTTCGATCTCCAAGTCCTCGGCAGGTTCCTCGTCGTTGTTGATAGCCTCGGCCATAGCGTGCCAGCGCGTGCCGAAGTCACTTGCCCTGCCACCCAGTTCACGGCTGCGGTTATAGGCTTGCTGCTTGAACTGTTGGCCTTCAATGCCTTCCTCTACGATGTCATGCAGTAGCTCCTTGCCAGCAGCGGAGAGCATCCCTTTCTCTTCGAGCATGAGCATGGTGGCATTCATGCCTTGCCCCACCATCCAGCGAGTCAGGGCAGGCTTGGCAAGGATGTTGAGGATGTTGGTGACGGACGGGTAGAGTGAGAGTCCCTTCTCGCGCTTCAACTTCTTGGCCGTGCGCAGGGTAGTGGGTTTGCCTTCCCAAGTATGGGCGGCGTCACCGTTCGGGGTGTACCAGTGTGATGATTCTACTTCTTTTAATGCCATAACTATTTTCTCCTTTGTTTCTTGAGTGCTTTCCGGTGCTGCCTTTTCAGTTCCCGCAAGTATTCCCTGCGACCACGATACTCGGCGGGCTTGAGGTGATAACGCGCCTTCTTCCACCCTATTTCTTTAGCCAGTTGAGCGCGTTGCTCTCTGGCTTTCGTTGCGGGTGTGGCCTGCACATAACAGCCTTCTATTGCGTTTTCCTTTTCCATAGCACTCTCCTTTGTTGTTGAAAGTCAGGCACGGCTTGGCTGTATGCGATTGACCAAGCGGGAGCAGTATTAACCAGCCAAATACGGAGCCGCCGCATTTCCCTGCGTGCCTGTAAAGCCCGATAAGTTTAGGCGTAGAAGTCGAAGTCTTCGGGCAGGGGAGGCTTCGGCTTCTTGGGTTGACGCCCGCGCTTTAGAACGGGTCGCCTCCCGGCATCTCGCTGTCGAAAGGGTCGCCGCTCCCCGGCGCGTCATTGAGTTTAACAATCTTCAACGCATCCAAGCCTGCGTTGCGGCCAGTCTTACCCTTGAACTCCCAATCGTAGGCAGTGAGTTGGATGTGTGCGCTGGAGCCATTGCCCACCCGCTCATTCTCTGGGAAGGCAGTCCCCTTGGCGTGTCCATTGCGCCCGTCATAGACCCGTGGCGGGAAGTTGGACTTGGCAGTGATCCACATACCCTTGTCCTCATTCTTCTTCTCCTTCTTGGAGTTTCTTACAGTCAGGCCCGCTGCTTCCAGCAGTCCTACTTGTTGCTTGTCGAGATTCACCAAGTCCACTTGATATTTGTCCGACATCTCTGACTTTTCTGTGAGGTTTGCCCACATTAGTTCTACATTTTTTAGCTGTACTAGCTGTTTCTCCATTGTTTTTTCCTTTGTCTCAGGGGTTTTTGTCGTTTGTTAGTTTAAGAATTTCGTAAGCTACTTGTGGGACGATGGCGTTTCCGAGGGCTTGGATGCGGGAAGGGCGGTGTGGCCAATCGGAAAACCCATCAACCACTCTGAAAATTCTGGAGCTAGGTTCTCCCCAAAGGTGTGACGGTATGCCCTTCCAAGCAGTGCGTTTTCGGGAACGTTGTCTATGTTTCCCGTATCCTTGTAGTCCCGGCTTGTCGGTGTGGGCCACGAACCAAAGTCTCTGCCGGATGTGTCTTGCTCCGAGGCAACAAGCCGGAAGTAGCACCGCCCCTGTGGTGTACCCGATGGCTTCCAGGTTAGTGTGTAATTCGTCGAGTGCCATGTTTGCGAAGTCAGGAGTTTCTTCACCAACGAGCCAGCGGGGTCTGATGTCTGCAACACAGCGGAACAACTCAGGCCAGAGGATGCGGTCATCTGATTTGTCTCCCCGGTTCCTATTGGCAACAGAATAGGGCTGGCAGGGAGGGCTTGCGCTGATGAGGTCGATTCGTCCTGTCTTCGCTGCCGTGACTTCTCTGACATCCCCATAGTTTTTGATGTGGGGCCAGTGCCGCTTGAGGACGGCACTGGGGTAGGCGGCACACTCAGCAAATCCAACTGTTCTGTATCCAGCCCACTCTGCTGCGATAGCCCAGCCTCCGATGCCGCTGAACAGGTCGAGGTGTGTGGGTTGTTCATTCAAACTCCCCCCTTACTATCCTAAAGAACTCCACTGCCTCCATGGTGACATACCACTTACACTCGTCCTCCCGGTGGAAGACCGTGGCAATGGTGTTGGGCTTACGATCCCGCTCGGCCTGCTCCAGTGCGGCCCTGAGCTTCGCGCCCATGAAAGTTTTGTACCGCTTACACTCCACATGCAGCCACGGTAAGGCTTCGCACACCACATCGGCACCTTCGCAGCCGCCGAATCGTGATTGTGCGAAGCCAAACCGTTTGGCTGGGTAGCCCTCGCCAGTAAACAACTGGGCGAGTTCACGTTCTCCACGTTTTCCTTTGTCCCTTGACGCCTTACTCATGCGGTTAAAAGTTTCCACACCAGCCACGCCATGCCTGCGCAAAGTAGCAGGTCGATGGTGAGGCCGATGTTTTTGTGGTGGAGACTCACGGGGCCGTCACTATCACGGGCTGGTTTGACTCACTCGAATACTTCTCCACGGTTGCAGCAACGCGACTCTCTGTGCTTGCTGTTGATTTAACTGCGGGCTTGCGAATCTTCCAGAAACGCCACGCCTCGGTTTCCTTATTGCCAGCCAGCTTGCGAATCGTGATGGCTGCGCCATTGTATCGGCAGTGGTGTTGGATGCTGGCCCGTACTCTGTTCAGAATCTTCGGGCTGTCTTCCAAAACAAAAGAGTCTCCAATCCGCATCTTCTTCCACGCCACCAAGGCGAAGTCATTGATGGTTTTCTTCTTTTGCCCAGTCCCTTTGGGTGGGATTTCAATTCCACTCTCTATTTGTATATTCATGTTGTTGGTTCCTTTTCTTGTTACTGTTTACTCACCCTTACAAAGTATCTTGATTGTCCAAATGATTACGCCGACCAGTACGATGACCACCCCCATATCCAGCCAGAACTGGTCGCTGGGTTTCATGCACAGTCAGGGCAGGGATAACGCAGCGAGCTATCCTGTTCCACAGCGATGACGCCTGCGCCTTGGCAGAACTCGCATGGTTTAACATCGTACAGTTCGCTAACATCAAAGTCGTAACGATCTCTTTCGTCTTCCATGTTAGACCCTGTTCGCTTTTACGTCCGAGTTGCGCAGCCCGCTTTGTGTGGCGAGGGCGTAGAGTAGCTGTGCGGTTGTCATGTCCTTGTGTCCCGGCACATTGCCAGTGACCACCAGTCGCACCTGACTGGTAGGAATCCGCTCGCAATCTCCGATGGCATCCTTGATGCGCTGGATGCGTTCCTTCAGATCGGTTCGCACCTCCGCCTTACCCTTGATAGCTGCGCAGGCGTGTACCACAGTGCCGTGGTCGCGCCCGAACTTCTCACCGATAGCGTGGAAGGTATGGCCGCGCCCGCGCAGGAACGCCATCGCACACTGGCGTGCTTCGGAGAGCGGTTGAGTGCGGCTGCGTCCCAGCAGGTCTTTGGGGGTTACGTTGTATTCGCCCCCGACAAGTTCAAGGAGGGCGTTGAGTTCTTCTGCTCTTATTCTAGCTCTGGCTTTCATGTTGTTTCCTTTCTAAAGAAAGCGGGGCACAGGCACCATTGGATGTGGTTAAGGAGGTCGGTGCCGTGGATTGCCCCGCGAAAATTCACTTGATGCCTCCTATCAGTATCCGCTTTTCAAAATCCTCTACGTCCGCTGGCCGGAAGCGCGTCATGCGGGCACCCAGCTTCACGCTGCGCAGCTTGCCCGCTTTCACCCAACGCTTCACCGTGTCACGGGATACGTTGAACTTCTGCATGATGTCTTCGTAGGTGTAGTACATCAGGATGCCTTCCTTTCTAGGTGTGAGACACCCTCCAGCACCTTTAACCGAAGGTAGCTTGAAACTGATCGCCCATCACGCTTGGCAGCAGCCTGAATCTTTTTGGCTTGGGACTTGGAAACGTAGAATCCTATAAACTTCTTATCTTGCATAACTCCTTTGCCTCGCGGCGGGGATTGTTATGCCATAGGTGTGAGACACCTATCAATTAAAAAAACACAAAGAATCTTAAAAAGTTATTAACCTACTTATTATCATCTTCATCTTCCCTATCTATCCCCAGCTTGTAGATGATATAATCCGAGTAGGTTTCTATGCCTAGCTTCTTCATGTCCTTCTTAATGGCTTCACGTTCTTCTTCAGTGATCCAAAAGCCTAATCTTACTTTGTCCGGGTCGCGCTGGTTGGGCATAGCGTTGGAGTGCTTTATAGACTGGATTGCGTAGTGCGTGGCAATGGTAAGCTGTTCACATCTGCAATCGCTCAAGCAATCGCTGCTCATCCGGCCCAAGCTCAAGCCCCTCATCAATCAGTTTAAGCAACGCGCTCAGAGCCGTTTCGCCAAAGTGAGTTTCGTATGCCGTGTCGATTTCCGGATGGTCGAGCAGCAGATCGACAACCTTCCAGTGCCTCGCCCGAATCGCCTTGATTAGCGGGCTGCGCCCGCCGCCATCATACCGGATAATCAGCCCATTCGCGTTGGCTAACCCCGGCTTATTTACATCGGCTCCTCGGTCAAGCAGCAGCGCAGTGACCGGCAGACTGCCAGAGTGCGCTGCACGGGTTAGGGGTGTTTGGCCCCGGAAATTATACGCATCAAGCTGACGCGGCGACATATTCAAAACCCGCTCACGAACGCGCTCATGCTCACTCTCATCCGCGACCTCTTGCTCCTTCAGAGTTTTAATCTCCTCAGTCATCCTGCCGATTGTGTGAGTTAATTTTTGATTGTGCGAAATTAACCCTGCATCTGTGCCGCTCGGGCGCATTAACGCGACCGCCGCCAACGCGAGAGCAGCGAACGCTGTGCAAAACGTAGCCGTGCGCCAGTGGTTCCGTTTTGTTTTTGCGCTAGGCGCAACGTGGCCCAGCAGTTGATCCACTGGGATTCCTTCCATTGACGCAGCAGACTCCAGCAGTGCAGCCTCTTTGTTGGTTACGGTTTCATCAGTTCTAATTCGTTTAGTCATAGTTTTCCCTTATTGCGCGTTGGAGTGTTATTATTAATTTCAGTTAAGTTGCTACTTGAAAAGTCTTTTTATGGATAAATCTCCCAAAACTTCACAGCTTCCGTAGGGCTTACCCGTCCGTCATAGTGACGGCGGAAGGTTTGGGAGTTCTCTTCGTGGCCCATGATGTACTTGGTAAGCTCCGGCTTCTTGTGTGCTGCAACGTGCATGGTGGCAAAGGTATGGCGCAGGATGCTGCCGCCCCAGTCCCACTTGCCCAACTCTCCCAGCTTGGCCTCTTCGCGTACGGCTTCCATGCGCTTGCGCAGGTTCTTAATAGGGTAGCAGTCTCCCCCACGTTCCAGCCAAGCTGCAAGGTTGGGGCTAATGGGCACCATGCGCCTGCCAGTCTTGCCCACATCCTCGGCTACTTCCAGTTCCGGTTCAGGGCGATCCAGATAGATTTCCTCCCAAGCAACTCCGCGCTTATCCTTCTGGCCTGCGATCTCTCCGGCCCGCACCCCGGCGAATAGGCCCAGCGCAATGTTGGGCACCAGCGCAGGGTCATTATGCTTGGCAGTCATTAGCAGCGTGCGGCACTGCTCAGTGTTCAAATAGCTGATAGTCTTCTGCGCCCGCGCCTTAATTTTCACCCCGTCTGCTGGGTTGCTGCCAATCAATCCTTCGTCCTTGCACCAGTTGAAGAAGGTGGCCAGTCGGGTGCGGTATCCGCGCACCGTCTCCGCAGCCAAGCCATCGGCAAAAAGAAACTCACGACAATCCGCCACGGTGATGCTGGAAATGGCCCGTGCCCCGTGGCGCGTGGAGAATAGGGTGAGCAGGTTGCGCAGACTCTTCTGGCTGTTATGTCGCAGATCAGCCTTGGCGTCGAAGAACTCCAGCACCAACTCATCCACCTTGCGCTTACTGACAACCGTTTTCTTGCTCGCTGCCTGCTGCACAGCGGCATAGATGTTCACCCCAGTAGCCTCGGCTTCCGCAAAGGCTTCCATGATTATGGCCTGCTTGCCTGCGGGTAGGCCAAGGAAGAGTTGTATTGTATCGCCCTCACTGTTCTTGATAGTCTCCGCGAACTGTTGCGCCTCATGGAGAGTTTTAAAAAATCGCCGGACTGGTTTGCCACGCATCCGGAAAGTTACGCGGAAGCGGGGTTTCCCGTTCTTAATGATCTCTTTTATAGTCATGGGAGGTGTAGTGCACTTTGGTGCATGGTGCACGTGGTGCACGTTTTGGGCCTCTTTGTGCACCTTAATGCACCAACGAGCGTGTTTATAGTAGAACACCAAAAGGGTGTCAACTGGAAGTTAAGCCCTGTTTTACAGGGTAATAATGATTTGCTCCCGTAGCTCAGTTGGATAGAGCAGCGGTCTTCTAAAGGCTGGTTCCGCTATTTTTCCCCAGAAACTACGCACCTTTTAAGCTGGTGCATCTTGGTGCATTTAACTCTTGCGAGGCCAAGTAAGTAACATGCCCTCCCAAACCTCTTTTGGGGGAGCATGGTGCGCGTCACTCTTTCAGCTTCTTGACGGACTCAATGCACCCCAGTGGAATCGCACAGCCGTCGATGGTGGGGTCATCGCCTTCGCCTTCGTAGACACTGGTGGCTACAACAAGGTAGTTCTTCTCCACCCTCACCAGCCAGCCCACGGTCTTGCAGGGTTGGGGCTTGGCCTTGCGCATCGGTTCGTTGATCCAGCCGGTGATGTCGTGCCAGCGCACAACGCATAAGCTGTTGAGCCTTGGCAGTCTCATTTGAATGCGCCCCAGTTGTCGCGGTACTTCTCGTATTGACACACCCACTGCGGGTGTCTGCCTTTTCCGGGCGGATAAAAAGTTCCTTTACCCACTTTAATATCTGCGATGGGGAGAATGTAATACCCCGCTCGCGCGACCTCCTTGTAGTCCTCATTGTAGGGTAGCCGCGCCACCAGCATGTCGATGTCCTGCTTGGTGTACATAGTCTTCACCCCGCGCCCATAGGTGAAGGGAATCTTGTAGGAGCCGTGTTTGTTCTGGCTGGCACTCTTAACCTGAGTGCGATAAAGTTTGCCAGACTCCCCCGTAACAATGAGGTCATACGACTCATTGTCGCCCACCGGCCACGCCACCCCGTTGCCCCTGCGTGCCAGTTCAGCCGCTACCGCTAACTCGGCAGCAACTCCGTGGCCTTTGCTGTTCATTTATTTCTTTGGAAAATCTCCCGCAAGTCATCAATCATGTACTTGGCGACATCCTCGGTAAGGAGGCCTTTTTTCATGTACGTCCTAATGTAGTCCAACTGCATTGAATCAGACACCCCATCCAACTGCTCCGTGATAAACTTGGCGCGTTGCTTATTGGGCAGGCTACGAATAACCCTGTCTTCAATCTTAATGCCGCGCTGAATTTCAGCTATGCGATCCGCCACCCTTTGCAGTTGCCGTTGGTTGTCCCAGTTGGGAGTGCGGTCATCATTCCGCAATGGGTGTAAATCAATGAACTCCCTCATAATACGGTTGGGCGTTTTACCCCCCCGTTCATCCACAAACTTGCGGGAATCCCGCATACCAACAACTGTGTCGTTAGCCGCTTCCTGTCTTAATTGCCTAATGAGCTTGGCCCTTTCGTCATCGTACTTGTAGCCGCCAGACATAAAGCTGCTGCCAAGACTGCGCACGATCCAGTGGTTCCGAAATTCAGAACGCCCACGCTTGGGTTCGTCAGGCATAAATTGTGACAACAACCCTGCTGTGGTTCCCTGTATTAAGTGGTTCAACTTAATCGGGCTACGCAATACATCCGGTGCCTTGCCGCCAGACTTCTTATGTATCCAGTGCGCCAATCTAATGGCTTCCTTTGGCGTGCGGTCAGTGTATTGGTTTTGCGGTTTCGCATCCGCCATCGAGGGAGACATCAAATCACGGTGTTGCCACAGTGACCGCCCCTCTCTTCCAGCGAAACCCAGTTCCGCAAACATGCGTGGTACAGGGTGAAGCCCTGACCCTATGCTCTCTAGCCGCTCCCCTGCTGTGTCTCCTTCAATGTTAATCGGAGATAGATTCTCAACCATTTGGGTTGCCCACGCTCCCAAGGCTTCCGGGTTCCTTTCCGCCATGAACTCCAACCCTGCTTCCAACGTGTTAGCGTACATTTTCGCAGCCTCCCGCTTGGGGATTTTGTGATAATCTGGCAACACGTTTCCATGTTCGTCCGTTATGTAGCTGCCCGTAAATATAATGTGGTTATTATCTTTGTCTCTTTGGGGCACCAGCTTCATATCCTCGGCGTGGTTTGCCCTATTGTAAGCCCACAAAGCTGCTGTCGGCCCGCCCACGGCAATCCCCATGCGGGTCAGGGCAGACCTACCCTTTTTAGTGTGTACGCTACCCAGCCTGCTGGCATCACTAATGACACCCTGTGTGCGAGCGTTCATAAACATGAACCACAAATTTGCTGTCTCCATGCTCTTGCCAAACCTTGAAAAGTCTGGCGACCCCATCATCCGGCGAATCTCAGTGATGGCTTCTGGGTTCCGCTCAAGCAACTCTTGGACATTCTTTGCCCCGTGCAGGCGGATCGCCCGCTTGGTGCCCAGCACCTTGAAACTTTCTTCGATGACGTTGCCAAACTTTGAAAGCGTATCCACCACGCCGGGGCCAGCATCTAACTTCTTATAGTTCATCAACGCTTCTGGCGAAATCATCTGCTGCAAGCCAGACCGAAGCACTCCTGCCTCCATCGCTTCGCGGTACAGTTGGTTGGCGGTGGAGAAGTTGCCGGTAATAGCTGAGTACAGGGAGTGAACATAGTCGCCAGTGAACCGCGCCACATCCACGGGGTTTTTAATTCCGTAATGACTAATCAGCGCAGCCCGTGGCAAGTCAGCCAGAAAAAGGTTCTTACCCTGAAAGGCAATGTTTAGCCCTGTGGCACCCATTTTAAATGGCATGGCCGAAGCTCGCAGGGCTACCGTTCCCAAACCCTTTGACACCTCCCCAAAGTTCTTGATCGGTTCGGCCACATCATTGGCTACTTCATAGCGAACTGCCTCGCCGTCTTTCAGCACAGTGACAAAGCTGTGCCCCTCCTTGGCGCGAGTGCGCTCGGCTGGCACTTGCCGCACAAACCGCCCGTCAATGTCCAAGTCCGCCATCTTCGCAAAATCCTGCATGCGCAGGTTCTTTTCTGACAAGGTGCGGGAAGTGAACACCATGTTGCGCATTTGCTCCACGATGCCGTGCAGCATGAAGTCTTTGTCAGTGATCCCCTTGATGGCTTGCGTGTATTCCTTTTGAGTGTCAATGACACTGCCTTTCAGTGCTGCGTCATCTATTCTTTTAGATGCACCCTGCACCCGGAACGGGGCATAGAAATCATTTTCCGCTTTAATGGCGTCATACCTGTCCTTGGGCATCCGCCCTGACTCAACCTGTAATCTTAATGCTATGTCAGCCTGCTCCTGAAATACATTTGAGATTTTCCCAAACTCGGCGTGGTTTTCCTCCCCCAACTTGGAACGCAGGGCCATTAACTGCTCGTCAACACTCTGAATTGTATATCCAGCAACCGACTTGTCAGGGGTTTCGTTTAGTCTGGCTTGATGTTCCGTCAATTCTTTCAGGTACGCTACTTCTTCGGGGGTGCGCTGATTCTCCTTAACCTTGGTCAGCTTGTTAATCTCATCCTGCACCTGAGCCTGCTCTGCCTTGAGCGCATCCACCCGTTGAAGCCGCTGCTTGGTGCGGTTCAGGAACATGTAAACATCAAAGTCCTTGCGCACCTCAGCCATGCTGTCCTTGCTTTTGCCCCATGTGCCTTCCTTCGCCACAGAGTTCAGTCGCTCCTTATAGAGCTGGGCGACAAGGCGTTGGCCCCATGTGCCTTCCTTCGCCATGTCGTGCAGCCGCTTCGTCACCGATTCGTCAAACTTCAACAGGTCAAGCTCGGCTTTGGAGTATGATCCCGGCAGCATCTCAAACTTGGCTCCCAAGTCATGCACTGGCTTGCCCATTCCACGGGAGGCACGCACATCGCGCTCCAACGCCTTGAGCGGGTGGAAGCGTGAACTCAAATGATACTTCACCGCATCAAAATGCTCCTGCGCCTGCCGCTTGTATGACTTGGGTGCATCTTCCAGTTGCCCAAAGCGCAGGTAAGTTTTCGCCAGAGCTTCATTTGCGTCATAACCAGCGTTTCCTTCCACGCCTTCACGAATCACTTGTGATATACGCACGGACTGGCGCGAGCCGGGTCGCTTCAGCATAAACTCAGGGTCGTTTATGAAATCATCCAAATCCTTTTGCGCTTCTTTCAGCTTATCTTGAAACTTGGCATTTCGTTTTTCTAAATGTTTTGGGTGTGTACTCCCCTTTGGTGCATGCTTTGCGTTTTGCATGCGCGACTCCCAGTGCGTTACCCGTGCGCGCAGGGCGTGCAGTGCAGGGGAAAGATCAACGTCATTCTCCACCGCCTCGCGTGTCCATTTGCGTCCAGCCACGGCACCAAGCACGCCGCCCAAGCCTGCTGCTAATAGGTTGCGCTCAATGACAGCAGCAGGCGAAAGGTCAGCAGGCTCCCCCTTGTCGATTAAGGACTGGGTTTGCAGTGCTGTCTCGTTGATAGCAGCCAGTCTGCCGCCCATCTGCACCGCACCCTTAACGGCTCCTATCCCCGGCCTAATGGCACTTGGCACCACGCCATAAACGCCTTCCTGTAATTGTTGCCCCGGTGTGGGCAAGGTGCCTGAAGTAACAGCTTGTGCCGTTGTGCCACCAAGCGATCCTCCCAGCACTCCGCCGATTAGTCCCTTACGCCAGTTACCGGAGCGCATGCCGTACTGGGAGCCCTTGATGCCGCCAGCCAGGCCGCCGCCCATGCGGGAGTATTCTTCCCGCTGCCCCTTGGTCATGGGGATACCCGTCAATTCGCTGACCGGCCCGCCCATGACGCCAAGGCGATCAAAGGTGGACTGTTCATGCGGCAACTTGAACGGGTCATCCTTGCCCCACAGGATTTCGCCCGCCCGCTTCTTGGCATAGTAAAGATTATGCGAGCCAAGAAAGGTAGGGGCAGGCCCGATGGTGGCTCTCTGGCGCGGCTCGCGAGAAGACCCCACCGGCTGATTCATCTCCGCTGGCGTAAGCCCTAACAACTCAGGCTGGGGCGAATGATGCCGCCGCACTGACTCGTTAACGTCTAGGGATGAAGGAATGCGTTGCTGCGATGGCGGCAGAATAAAACCATCCTTGTCACGCTTTAGTTCGGCAGGCTCAACCGGCCTGCGCTGCATTGACGGTGGCAGAATAAACCCATCCTTATCACGCTTTAGCTCGTCTTGTTCCGGCATGTTTTACTCCTTGGATAGTGGCCGCTTGCCGTCCTTAACTCTTATCCACCGCCGCCCTGTCTTTTCGTCGATGAACTTGTCTCCGATACTATATCCCTTCTCAACTTCAGACAAATTAGGGTCTAGCGGCCCCGGTACAACTTTCATACCGTTTATTGTGACTGTACTTGGGCCGTCGCCGCCTGTTCCGCCTGTTCCGCTCATTAGGTCGCGCATCATGTTGAACGATCCCATCGGTTTCAGGAGCCAAGTTTCTTTGCCAGCCTTGCCGGGGGCCGGGGCGGGCACATAACGATAGTTGACTCCCATTTCTTTTAATTGCTCATTCCACTTTGCGGCTTCGTCAGCAGACACATCACGCGCATACCCTGTTGGCCCCAGATTGGGATTGGTATTGATTAGTTGCCACCCTTGGTCTGCGCTGGGGCGAGTAAACAAATAGCCGGGAACAACATTACCCTCCGCGTCTGTGACTTGCAGGGTTTGCACCTTGCCGTCATTAATCGCCTTGATGACCTTTTCATTCTCCGCGATCTCCTGCGCATTCAGCGTTGACCTTTGCAGTTTCAGGTTAAGGTCAGCGATTTCGTTTCGCAGCCTGACTTGCCGCTCCTCCGGAGTCTCCATTGCAGCATGGTCAGCTTTGGCTTTCTCAAGGGTCTGCTGCAAGATTTTAAGCCGAACGGGATCAGCAGCAAATTTAGTATTCATATCCTGCTGGATTTGCACGATGCGCTGTTCCGCGAGTCGGACTTCCAAATCATGCTTAACCTTTGCCTGCTCCCGAAGTTCAGGGTTGTTGGCCCATTCAGCCGCTTCCAATCGTTCCTTCGCCAAGTCCATCTCATGTTTGGCTAGGGTGTCCCTCATTAGAATTTGTTCAGGCGTAAGAACCTTCTGCGCAGCCAGCATGTTCTGAGTTACCTGCGCCGTCATGGATAGCTGACGCATCCCCTTCCGGTGAGCGATAGCCTCCGGCGTGGCATCTGCCTCCTTGATCGTTGCTTCGGCCTCGGCAACCCGCTTGGTAATCTCATGCAGTTTGTTACGGTTTTCCGCATGAGTTGCGTCTGCTGCGATTTTTTTCGCTTCATTGATTTTTGCCTGACGATCCGTTGAGGTTGGAAGGTTGAGGTCTGCGCGAATTGCGTCATCTTCCTTAACGTTCAGCTTCCTCCCCAGTTCATTTTCCTGCTGCTCCACCCTTCTTTCGTATTCTGCAAGCTCCCTCATCCGGCTGGTAGATGTATCGCCCGCAGGGTCTTCCTCCAAAGACTCCAACATCTTTTCGCCGGTATCCACATCGGCCACCTTGGACAAGCCGAATGCCTGCTCCTCGGTAAGCTTGCCAGACTCCACGCCGCTGGGCAGTTCATCGTGAATCTCGCGGCTGGGCGCAGCCCATTCAGGGATTAGGTTAGGCTCCGGCGCACCCGGCAGGCGCGAGACGCCTTCGCTCGGTACATAGGTGCCTAACACTTCCGCGTTCTCCGGTGGCAAAACCCCGTGGAAACGCTGCCAAGCTCCCAGCGATTGCTTCTCTTTGGCCTGCGTGGCTGCTTCCTCCGCAGCCTTTTGCTTCTCTGCTGCTGCTCTGGCTTGGGCGGCTTGCTTCTCTGCTTGCAACTTCTCAAGTTCCAACTGATGCGTGGCTGCTTTCCAGTTTAACGCCTGCGCCGCCTCAAACTTGCCTGCCATCTTGCGCAGATTGTTCAAGCTCAACTCGCCAAGAGTGTTTAACTCAGCCTTCTCTTTGTCATCTAGTGGAAACAAATCCGGGTTATCTGTATGGGCCTTCAACGCGGCCCCCAGCCTGCCCTCAAGTATCGCCCGCTCCTCCTTGTTCTGGTGGTACTTCTGGATGCCTTCGGCCAAACTTTTCCCTGCGCCTGCTATTCCTGCGCCGAGGCTGCGCCCCACGTTACCATACGCTTCCAAATACCCAGACGGGAGCGGTTGCACCCGTGCGCCACTATATTTACTATAAGGATTCGCCATAATGTTTTTCCTTTACGTTCTTGGGCGTGACAGGTAGCCACCGCCTAATGCTCCTAACCCACCAAACAATCCACCCATAATGCCAGCCCGTGCCTGTGCCTGCGCTGCTTGTGCGCCCAAGAATGTCTGCTGATTGCCTGCTCTCAGGTCGGCTCCATATTGAGATTCTGGCGAGTACAACCGAGGTGCCGTTTGCCCCAGCGCAAAGCCTTGCTGCCCAAAGCCTTGAGCCGCACCAAATGCTTGTCCGGGTCTGCCAAGTATCTGCATGAACGGGTCGCCAGTAAGAGCCTGCCGTTGTCCCATCGCTTGTTGTAGTTGCATCAAGCGGCGTTGGTCGCGGGCTTCCTGTTCCTGCCCGCTAAAGTAACTCTCCTCTGCTGCCGCAAAGGGTTGGTACGCCATGCCGCGTGCTGTCTGTGCGCCTCGCAGCCCTTGGCGGAAACGGCGCAGGTCGTGTTCCTTGTCCATGCCTTCCAGCGCACGGTTCATCGCCAAGTCGCTGGCACGTTTGAGGAGGGGATCACTCTCCAAAAGTGCTGCACGCGCTCGCGCACCGTATCGCTCAACATCTTCCAAGTTGCTCTCGCGGGCTATGCGATTAGCCTCGGCCTCAGTGCGTGCCATGCTCGGCGTCACTGAGTCACGATAGATTTCCAGCAGGCCACGGTTGTCCTCGTTGCCCATCAGAGATTCTTCCAAGGTGCGCAGGCCCAGCCTTGCATAAGCCGGTTGCCCGTACTCCTCGCTGGATTCACTCCTGTAAAGCTCTGGTGCAAGCGAAATTTGTGCTTCTAAATTTTCACGAAGCTCATTTGAGTACGACCGTTCCGGCGGAGCCTGCACTTTTGGTCTAAATATTGATCCCATTATTTTACCTTTCTCTTAAAGTTATCCCATTCATGCACATGCAATTTGCTGTTGCGATCTCCACGATGAAAGCAAATGTATTTCATCGGATGCGGTGCCATCTTCATCAGTCGCTTGAATGGCTTGTTGCCCGCTGCCAAGATTATCAACCAAGCATTCGCCCTGCCTTCCACCAGCTTGCCATCCTTCACCTTCACTTTGGCGAAGAGACAGAACTCGCTGGGCGATGACCATACAAAGCCATCGTTCAAGCAGGCTTTTAATAGCTGCTCGAAAGCCATCTCTGAGTTTTCTGCGTGCCATTGGATTGCTTGCTGCCACGGTTTCACTTTATG